CTACGAGATTCCGCTGTCCGGCTGGGGTGCTGGTACATGGGGCGCAGGAGTCTGGGGCTTTGGCGGCACATCTACCTCTGCCTTGCGTTTGTGGAGCCAGAACAACTTTGGTGAAGACTTGGTGTATGGATACCGTGGTGGCCCGATCTATTACTGGGATGCTGGTTATGGGGTAGACCCTGCCTTGGCTACTATCACAATAGCTTCTCCTGCTGTGGTTACTGCACCGTACAGCCTGCCTAATGGTTCTCCAGTTATTCTGACAAACACTGGGTATCCGTCTGCGTTGCCTACGGGACTTAGCCCCGGAACAATTTACTACGTTATTAACTCTAGCGGCAATACATTTAACCTAGCGCTAACGGTAGGTGGGTCGGCTATTAACACTACGGGAACGCAGTCTGGCGATCACTACATCATGCCAAATGGTGTAAACATCACCAGTCTGTCGGGCGCATCAAACTGCCCGACTATTCAAAACTACCTTTACGTATCTGACGTAAGCCGGTTTGTGTTTGCTTTTGGTTGTAATGACATTGGTTCTACAGTACAGAACCCTATGTTGGTTCGCTGGTCAGATCAAGAATCGGTTGTCAATTGGACACCCTCTGCAACCAATCAGGCCGGTAGTGTTCAGTTATCTCACGGCTCTAGCATTGTGACCGCCATCCAGACCCGTCAAGAGATATTGGTTTGGACTGACTCTGCCATCTATTCTATGCAGTACATTGGCCCACCCGTGGTCTGGTCTAGCCAGTTAATGGGTGACAACATCTCCATTCTTGGTCAAAACGCAGCCGCCCAAGCTTCTGGCGTGGTGTATTGGATGGGCGTAGATAAGTTCTATCTGTACGATGGACGCTTACAGACATTAAGCTGTGACCTGCGCCGGTACATCTATCAGGACATTAACCTCCAGCAGAATCAACAAGTCTTTGCCAGTACTAACGAAGGCTTTAACGAAGTCTGGTGGTTCTACTGCGCGGCTGGTAGCCTGACTGCTAATCGTTATGTGGTGTACAACTACCTTGAGAAAGTCTGGTACTACGGCACAATGGAGCGCACAGCTTGGTTGGATTCTGGTCTAAGGGATTACCCTATTGCTGCCACGTACAACTACAACTTAGTTAACCAAGAGTACGGCTTAGACAACAACGAAACAGGTACGCCATTAGGTATTGAGGCTTACATCTCATCCTCTGAGTTTGACATTGATGATGGCGACAGATTTGGTTTTGTCTGGAGGATGCTTCCCGACTTGACTTTCTCAGGATCAGACGCTTCACCCACTCCGCAAGTTACGTACACTTTGTACCCCATGCAGAACTCAGGTTCTGGCACAGGCACAGCGGTAAACAAGGATGTAGACAAGTTAACCGGCGCTCAATACACAGTGACCGAAGGCTTTACGGGGCAAATCAATACTCGTGTGCGTGGCCGTCAGTTAATTCTAAAAGTAAGTTCAGATAATTTGGGAACAACATGGCAGCTTGGTTCTACCCGTATTGACATCAGACCGGACGGCAGACGATGAGCTACATCATTACGTCTGAGTTTGAGCTAAACAAGGTAGCCGCACCTAACCTGCCGCTTCCTTTGACTGAGTACGACCGCCAGTACTTTGACCAGCTTCTAAACGTGCTTCGCTTGTACTTCAACAGGCTTGATGCGTTAAACACGCAGTTGACAGCTTCCGGGGTAATGCCTCCTTTGACCAACTACACTGTGGCAACGTTGCCTAGTGCGGTTACATCAGGTAAGGGTGCAAGGTCTTTTGTAACTGATGCTTTAGGCCCAACATTTGGCGCAACCGTTGTGACTGGCGGTGCAGTAGCTGTGCCTGTATATTCTGACGGAACGAATTGGAAGGTTGGATAATGGCAATCAATACTGTAGAAGACCTGTACCGCGAAATCTTAGGACGCGAACCAGATGCCGGAGGTTTGGCGTTTTGGCAACAAGGTTTTGGCGATACGGTTGATCCCAACGAAGTTGCCAGTTTTACCCAAGCTGCCCAGTCTGAGTTAGCAAACCGCCCTGCTGCTGAACAAGCACTACTTGCCCCTAAAATTGTAGATACTACGGCTACTGGCGTATCTGATGCTGATATTTTGGGCTGGTTTAACGCCAACCCCGGCGCAGACGACGCCACCATTGCCCGCGTAATGAAAGAAGCTGCGGTAACGCCTGACCAAGTTGCCCGAGCTACAGGTTCAAACTACGCTGATGTAAATAACCGATACTTAGCCGCTACCGGGGCCACAACAACGGGCGGGATTACTGATTTAGTAAAATCAACATCTACTAACAATACCGACACAGGCCATGTAAATGAGTGGAACGCCCCTGTCGCCCTTGGTGATGGCACTTTTAGGACTCCCGGCGGCACAATCATTGACAAAGATGGACGCCCAGTAACTACGGACACTGCGGCTGATACGGTTTCTGCCACAGATAAATTGATCGGGCAAATTCTTGCTCAGGGCACTACCAGCCAATGGACGGGGGAAGGATATGGGTCTGTTGCCGCTAACGCCGAAAACATGGCCACTCTTCTAACGGATATCGGCATTACAGATATCAAAGATTTTGGTGTTGTTCCTATTTACGTGCCTGCGCAAGAAATTGGTCAGTTTTACAATGGTCAATACGTTTCAAGATATGACCTTGGCGATGGCGTAATCAGAAATGTGGTATATCAAGGGACTGGTCAATACGATACCGAAGGCAATGAAATCCAAAAATTGGTAGAGGTTCCAGCAGGTGCCAAACTTGAAACCTTGTATGGTCGAGACAATGGCATGGGGGAATTGGAAACAGTTGACTCATCCAAACTTAAAACAGTAAACGGACAAAAAGTAATTGATACGGGCCAGACTACATACGGCAATAAAGTAACAGGTCAGGCTGTTGGTAATACGTACGCAGAACGACAAACGGGTAACGCTTTTGGCGGTACTTTCCGCGGAGAAGGAAATACCGGGTATCGCGTACAGTTTGATGCCAAAGGCAACCCTATTTTCTACACTACTGGCGCATCCAGTAGCGACATAGCTGACTGGGGTCCACTTCTTTCGTTGGCCGCAGTAATTCCATCTCCAATTCAACCCTTTGCTATTGCAGCTAACGCAACTATTGCTATTGACAACGGGGATATTTTCGGGGGTATTGCTGCGTTAGCTGGTTTGGCGGGGTACTCTGATGTGGCGGCAGGCGCTCGTATTGCCAAAGCTGTAGAAAGCAAAGACCCGTTTGCTATTGTTTCATCAATAATGAACAGCCCGTTTGGTGGAGATATTGGCGGCACCATGCTGACAGACACCATTTCTCTTATGGATGTGGGTAATGCGCTGAACGTTGTTAATAATGTAAACAACGGAAATTACACTGGCGCTTTGACGTCTTTGGGACAACTTACAGGAAGCTCGGACGTAAAAACAGCAGCGGCGGCTGCGCGAGTTATTAGGGCTATTTCATCCAATAATCCTGCGGCTGTTGCTACTGCCATAGCTGGGCTAGACCGCGTTACTGCTGCCGCCAGTAAAGTCACTGATAAAGACGTTGCGCTTAATATTACCAACACCTTGGCAGATGCAAACAGCGCCGCTACGGAAGGCACTCAACTTGCAAGTTTAGCTACAGATACTGTATCCGATGCAGGTAATGGTCTGACGCTTTCTGGTGCTGGCAGTGACGCATTAAATCTAGATGACTTCTCTGGGTCTGATAGTGTGGCCGCAGATACGGCGCTGTTTAATGATTCCATTGGCGACCTCGATGCAGTAGGCACGGATACTACGAGCGGTAACATCACCGACACCACTGGCTTAGACACCGGAGAGGTCATACCTGATACCGGAGATGGCGTAGAAGAAATAGTTGTAACCGGAACCGGTGATAAAAAAGACACGGACACTACAACCGATACAGATACCGTTGTCAACGACAAAGGCGAAGTTGTAATTAAAGGCACTAAAGAATCGTGTCCAGTTGGAACCAGACTAAACCCAGAAACGGGCGAGTGCGACCCATACTGGGACGAAACAGGTGTTGATTGCGCTCCCGGGTTCCATGATGATGGCTCAGGTTTTTGCATACCAGACGATGACGTCCAAGAACTAAACTGCCCTGAGGGGTATGAGCCTAACGAAGCAGGCACAGCTTGCATACAAACAACAACCATTACTGGCACAAGAGAAACTTGTCCAGTTGGAACCAGACTAAACCCAGAAACGGGCGAGTGCGACCCATACTGGGACGAGGGAGAGGGAGATGTTTGTAATGTAGGCGAGCATTTAGACCCTACCACTGGCATGTGCGTCCCTAATGAGGTTGACACTACGGAATGTGCCGAAGGCTTCCATTTAGAAAACGGCCTTTGCGTAGCCGATGACGATACTGACGACAATACCGAGTGTCCCGAAGGCTATGTCCGCAACGTGGAAACGGGCACCTGCGAAAAAGTAAGCACCAAAACGTGCCCAACTGGATACAGCCTTAGAGACGGCAAGTGTGTCAAAGATACAGTAACACCTCCGCCACCACCTAAACAGTGCCCAACTGGATATCAAAACGTTAATGGCGTGTGCGTACCCATCAAAAAGGTCGTGACTCCAACTACGCCAACTGAGTATTCGCCAAGTTACGCATCCGGCACAGGTGAAAGAACTGACCCAATTTATGCGGGTGCAATGGGGGACTTTGATTTGTTTGCAACTTTGGAAGAACTGTTGTCTGAAAACTCGGATAAGAAAGACACCAAAAAAGCTAACAAGAAATCCAAGGATAAGACTAAAATGGCTACCGGCGGGCACCTTGATGACCTGCT